TTATAAAGGTCGTACAATTTATAAAGATCTCAGTGCAGAAGACTGTGCTGAGATTCTTCAAGATCTCTCAGAGCGTTTTTACTCGGGAGAAGATATTGATCCTAATCTAATTGAAATGGAGGAAATTACAAATGGCTAAAGGCGGCGGATCTAATAAGACTATTTTCGAAGCAGGAGCACCTAAGAAAACTCGTCAAGGACGTTCTCCTCGTACATTGCTAAGTGCAACCTCTCGTAATGGACGTAAGAAAAAGTATCGAGGTCAAGGAAAATAATATAGATAGAGCAGGATTTACTCCTGCTTTTTTTGTATCTTAATATGGCATATCTAAATCATAATCTTCCGACAATTACTTGTTACATTCGTAATGAGTTTCTTTATAATCATAAAAAAGGTCATGGCGAGGTAACTTTATGTGACGTACACTCTGTAGCGTCCTTAGAGAAGCGTGTACCCCTCTTTGAGGCGTTTCTAGAGAATGGAGTCAACTGGACTCGTAGACCTATTCATGCATTTTGTTGGAAACCTGATGCACCAGTTCCTCAATTAGAAGAATGTATGTGGTGGGATTGTTTTTCTCCTTATATTGATGTTCAAGTTCGTTCAAGGTTGTCTAACTTACGTGCTGAACTGATTAACTATCGTGGAGAAAAGAATGAAGGAACCTATCTATTCACTCTTGATTGGTCATGGGAGTCAAAATCTACTCTGAATACAAACTTTAGTGAGACTCCAGAGCATAAATGTGCTCATTTCTTCAAAATGGACAACGGAAATTTCTATGCATATCCAAATAATAAGATTTTATGGTACGATGATGCATGGACAAAGAATAGAATTACCAAAAATCCAGGTTATGAGATTGATCTAACTGAATATTCCGTAGAAAATCGTCGCAAAATTGAAACATCTGACGATTTTATGTACGAAATTACAAATATCGGGATAGCAACCCCGTAAAAAGTTCTGATTTTTAATAATCAGGAGCAAAAATGAACCAAAAAATGCTTAGAGAAATCGCAAATGACGATTTGAACCCCAAAAAACACGATTTTTATCATCAAAATGAAATTCATGAAAAAATTCGTAATGATGAAGACTACGATGATTGGGAATATGGAACAGAACCCCTTTATGAATCAAAAAATCGATAATAAATAAGATAGAATATTAAAATTTTATCAATTTCTATGCCTTCTGAAAGGATAAGCAAAGCATTTAAAGATATTAGTTTATCCTTTCAGGTTAATCCCCTGAATTATGATTTGATTGCGATCAAAAATGAGACTGCAATTGCACGTTCAATACGTAATCTAGTTTTGACTCAACCAGGAGAAAGATTTTTTAACCAAAATCTTGGATCCAAGGTAAATCAGTCTCTTTTTGAAAATATCGATGACATTAGTGCATCCATACTTCGTGATGAAATCAAAAACACTATTGAAAATTATGAACCAAGAGTTGAATTAATTGATGTTGTAGTCACCCCAAATTATGATGATTACGAATTTAGCGTGAATGTTAGTTATTACATAGTTGGTGTTGATGTATTACCCCAACAGTTAACATTTGCATTACAACCAACACGATAATGGCACTAGTTAATTTTACGAACCTAGATTTCGACCAAATTAAAACTTCGATTAGAGATTATCTAAGATCGAACTCAAATTTTACTGACTACGATTTTGAAGGTTCAAACCTTTCAGTAATTTTAGATGTTCTAGCATATAACACATATATTTCCTCATACAATGCTAATATGGTTAGCAATGAGGTTTTTATTGATAGTGCTACTCTTAGAGAAAATGTTGTTTCAATTGCAAGAAGCATTGGATACACACCAAGATCTAGAACGGCATCAAAAGCAAATGTTTCGTTCTTTGTAGATACTTCTGTAGCAACTTCTCCACAAAAACCCCTAACATTAACCCTAAAAAAAGGTATTGTATCCACAACATCCGGATCTTTTAATGGAATAAGTTACGTTTATTCCATTCCAGATGATATTACTGTTCCAGTCCTTAATGGAATTGCCGATTTTAGCAATATCAATATCTATGAAGGAACTTATATTACAGAAACATACACGGTCAACTCATTAAATCCGAATCAAAAATTTATTTTAAATAATTCAAATGTAGACTCTTCTCTTATTCGTGTTGAAGTTAGAGATGGATCTCTTGGACCAAGAAAAAAATACATTCAATCAAATAATATCTTAGATATAAATTCAGAATCAAGAATTTTCTTTATTCAAGAAATTGAAGATCAGAGATATGAACTATTATTTGGTGATGGTATTTTTGGGAAAAAGTTAATCAACGAAAATATTGTTGATATCTCTTATATCATAACAAATGGAGAATCTGCAAATGGAGTTTCTTCTTTTGTTTTTAATGGTACTATTGTGGATAATAATAATTTTGATGTTACTAGCGGAATTTCACTTATAACAGCAAATATTGCATCAAATGGAGGTAAGGAGATAGAATCCATAGATTCTATCAAAAAATATGCAACTAGAATTTATGCTGCACAAAATAGAGCTGTAACTTCTAGTGACTATGAAGCAATCATTCCCCAAATATATCCAGAGGCAGAGTCGGTTTCTGTATTTGGCGGAGAAGATTTAGACCCACCTCAATACGGAAAGGTTTTTATTACAATTAAACCGGAAGGTGGTTTTTTTGTATCGAATAATATTAAAGATAATATAAAAGAAAAACTCAGAAAATATTCTGTTGCCGGAATTATTCCCGAAATATTGGACCTTAAATATCTTTCTTTGGAGATTAATAGTACAATTTATTATAACAATAATGACGCACCTTCGTCAGAATATATTACAAATATAGTATATAATAATATTAAAAAATACATAAATTCTTCTGAATTAAATAAGTACGGAGCAAGATTTAAATATAGTAAGTTTTTGAAAATTATTGATGACAGTCACGAATCAATAACGTCAAATATTACTACAGTTCAAATGAGACGTGATTTAAGACCGGTGTTAAATAGTTCAGCAACGTATGAAATCTGTTTTGGAAACCAATTTCACATAAAAGACATCCTTGGATTTAATATTAAATCATCTGGATTTACTGTACCGGGAGTTGCGGAAACTGTTTATATGGCAGATGTTCCAAATCTAGATAAAATAACTGGTACTATTGTTATTTTTAGATTAGATTCTATTGATCGTTATAGAATAATTAATTCAAATGCAGGTACTATAAATTATCAAAAAGGTGAAGTCAATTTAGATGCGATTAATATTATTTCAACATCCAAGTCTGATGGCGGCGAATCAATTATACAAATTTCCGCAATTCCAGAATCTAATGATGTAATTGGTCTACAAGATTTGTATTTGAATTTAAGTATTAATGATGTTACATTAAATGTTTTATCGGATAAAATTGCTTCGGGAGATGATCCTTCTGGTTCGACATACACAAAAACAACAAGTTACAGTAATGGTTCAATTATAAGAGAATAAGATGACAAATACAAGAGTTAAAATCAGTTCAATTGTACAAGATCAGCTTCCAGATTTTGTGCAGGAAGAATATCCTCTCGTAAGTGAATTTTTAAAAGAATACTATAATTCATTAGAAGGAAAAAGTGGAACTTTAGATATTCTTCAGAATATAGATCAATATGTGAAAATTGATAATCTAGCAGAATCTTTATTCAGTAGAACTGTTACTGTTAAACCACAAGCACCACAATCATATTTTATTGTTAGTGGTGGTTATTCTATTGAGAATCTTATTGTATATAAAAATGGCGTAAAGTTAAATCGAAATGTAGATTATTTTGCTACAGATGGAACGTCAGTATTTTTAACAACCACAGCATCAACTACTGATGTTTTGGAGTTTGCAATACAAACACCATCTTCAACTTTTTTATCTAGCAATGTTGATTTTGTAGATAGTACTATTGATGTATCATCCACGTATGGATTCCCAGAGTCTAATGGAATAATCAAAATAGACTCTGAAATTATATTGTATAAGAATAAAACTACAACATCTTTTGTTGATTGTACTAGAGGATTTAGTGGAATCACTTCTTATAGATCAGAAAATAATCCAGATCAGTTGGTGTTTTCCACCTCAGGTATTTCTACGCATTCCAGCAATGCCAAAGTTGAAAATTTAAGTTCTTTGTTCTTAAAGGAATTTCTTACAAAAATAAAAAGACAATTAATTCCTGGATTTGAAAACAGAGAATTTACTGAAGGACTGAATGAAAAAACCTTCATAAAGCAAGCAAGAGATTTTTATAGTTCAAAAGGAACTGATGATTCATATAAGATATTGTTTAAATCTCTTTTTGGAGAAACGGTTGATGTAATAAAACCAAGAGATTTTCTTTTAAGACCATCAGATGCTCAATATAGAATAACAAGAGATTTAGTAGTTGAATCTATTTCAGGAGATCCAATGGATCTTGAAAATAAAACACTGTATCAGGATGCCAGTGTAGATAATTTTTTCCCTAAATCTTATGGTACTATTACAAAAATAGAAAAAATTGTCAGGCAAAATAAAACATATTATGTTTTAAGTCTAGATAGTGATTATAATAAAGATTTACTTGTAGATGGATCGGTATATGGGAGTTTCTCCATTCATCCATCAACAAAATTAACTACCCAAAGTTCTTTATCCAGTACTTTATTAGATGTCGATTCAACAATTGGATTTCCTCCTAATGGAAAATTATTATTAAATGTAAATGGCGTAGATTATACTTTTGATTATACTTCAAAAAATCTAACACAGTTTAATTTAACATCTCCTTGTAATTTAATTATTCCATCCGGAACTGATTTAAAATTAAATGATGTTTATGCATATGCAAATACTGGAAATACTACAATAAAAGTAAGAATAACCGGCGTTCTTTCTGATATTTCTTTTCCGGATTTAAATTATTTAATGTCTAAAGGTGATCCAATAAAAACAGTAACTTTGGGATATGAGGCATCAGGGAAGTTAGCAAATAATTGGATATTTAATATTTCTAATAAGTATAATCTGAAAGAAGTTAATGGTCCAAATTCGTCAAATACGACTTTAAATTTATTTTCATATGAACTTATTACATATGATGCCCATAATATAAATTTGGGAGATTCTATTACTTTAATTTCGTCAAGTAATGTGAAATCAAGTTATAAAGTCGCAAAAATAAACAATGCAAATTCTATTAGTGTAGAAGGACCAAAAATTGATAATATTAATTTAAAATATTCTATAGAAAGAAATATTAAAAAACCAAGTTTTACCAATTTTACAGCATTAAATGAATACATTCCAAACGTTCAAAATGTTTACTTGAAGGATGAAAATAACATTTATGTAGCATCAAACTGCATTCCGGATTATCTTGGAGAAAATATTGATATTAAATCAACCGATATTGTTTTTTCTGGAACTTTTAACGGAGAAACTTTAGATTTGAGTTCTGGAAATCCAAATAATTTACATGGATTATATACTGGTGATTCAGTTATATATGTAAAAAATAGTTTTGAAGTAGAGAATTCTCTGAATATTCTTTCTAAGACATACTATGTCAAGAAAATAGATGAAACAAAAATAAAACTTGCAAATAGTAGATCAGATCTCTATAATAATAAATTTGTAAGTGTTTCTGGATCAGTTGTCAATAATACCTTTAAGAAAGTTAAATTTGAAGTATTTAATCTTTTGCCTCAATCTTATATAAAAAATATTACAACTCCTAAACCAAAGAGTATTAATGATAATTTAGATACTCCTATTGGACCCGTTGGGTTATTGGTAAATGGAGTAGAAGCTTACAGTTATAAATCTGAAGACAAGATTTATTATGGTGGAATTCAAAATATTGAAGTTTTAGATGGCGGAGAAGATTATGATATAATTAATCCCCCTTCAATTTCAATAGAAGATACAAATGGATATAATGCAACTGCTTTAGTTCATGTTGAAGGGTCTTTAGAAAGAATAGACGTTGTTGATGGTGGATTTGACTACTTAGATGAACCAATTATAACAATAACAGGTGGAAATGGATTAGGCGCTTATGCAAAACCAAATTTAACAACTTTCAAACATCAAGTTTCTTTCAACTCAATAGAATCTGCGGGTCTTGTTAATTTAACCAATGACACCTTAGGTTTTTCATCTTATCATAAATTTAGAGACTATGAGAGAGTAGTATATTTAACTGAAGGTCAAACTAGTGTTGGTGGAATTACCACAAATGCTCAATATTATGTCAATGTACAAGATGCATTTAATGTTAAATTGCATAAAACATTGGATGATGCAGTCTCTGGAATTAACACAATAAATCTAACTTCATATGGAGTTGGAGTTCATTTGTTTGAATCTTTCTCTCCAAAGAGGAAGATCTCTAGTGTTAGTGTCCTGAACAGGGGTTTTGGTTACAAAAATAAAAAAATAGTATGTACCTCATCAGGAATCAATACTGCATATAATAGTATCGATATACCAAATCACGGATACAATACCGGAGAAGTAATAGTTTATAATCCAACTGGAACAGTGGTTGGCGGATTATCTAGTGGAACATCATATTTTGTAACTAAAGTAAATGAGGATCAATTCAAACTATCTCAAGTAGGAATTGCTACCACTAATAGGGATTTTTATTTTAAAACAAATCAATATGTTAATTTAACTTCAATCGGTTCATCCTTACATACATTTAATTATCCAGAAATTGTTGTTTCAGTTTCTGGAAGAATAGGTGTTTCTACATTAACAAATCAAAACTTTAATGCAATTTTGCAACCAGTTTTTAGAGGATCTATTACCAATGTATTTGTAAGTAATTTTGGAGTCGGATATGGATCTTCGGAAATTATAAATTATGAAAGACAACCAAAAGTTACTTTAGGTATAGGATCTGAGGCACAACTTTCTGCTATTGTAAATAATGGAAAAATAAAACAAGTATTGGTTCTAAATGGCGGTAGCAATTATACGTCTGCTCCAACAATCAATACCTTAGGAATAGGGACTGCAGCAATATTAACTCCAGTAATTGGTGGGGGAAAAATAGTAGATGTTAAAATTGTAAATGGAGGAGTTGGATTTAGTACTGCAGGAACTTTGTTGGAAGTTGTTTCTTCGGGAAGAAATTTTAAGTCGTATTGTAAAGTAAAATCTTGGACAATCAATAAAGTAGAAAAACACTTAATTACAAACAGTATTTCTGACGATGATGGTATCATAGACATTTCTCCATTTACAATGATTGGGGCACAATATTGTCATTTGTATGCTCCAAGAAAATTAAGGAGAAGTGTTTTTGGTATTGATTATGTTAAAGGAAACCAAACTTTTGTACCAGACCTCACATTGTCGGGAAATAGAGAAGTAGTATCTAATGTTCATTCCCCAATTATTGGTTGGGCTTATGATGGAAATCCGATCTATGGTCCATATGGATATTCAAATCCATCTGGAGGAAATGTGAGAGAAATGATTTCTGGATATGTGTCGCAAATTTCTTCTGAAAGACCAGATCCAGTTTCACAATTAGGACAAAAAATTTATCCGGAAGGATTTTTTGTAGAGGATTATCAGTTTAATAATTCTGGAGATTTGGACGAGCACAATGGAAGATTTTGCGTAACTCCAGAATTTCCAAATGGAATTTATGCATATTTTGCAACTATTAATAATGGATCAACTGAAACCACTGGGGTATTTAAAAATTACAAGAAACCAGTTTTTCCATATTTGATTGGAAACACTTTTAAATCATCACCTAATCAGTTTAATTATACAAGAGTTACCCAAGATAGTTTTGATTTTGTTACAGAAAATTTAATTCGCAATACTACTCCATATAAGTTTACTAGCAAAAATTCAGAATATGAATTTGTATTAAATCCAACAAAAATAAAAGAATCGTCATCAAGAATAAAATCAATTTTAACTGGCGGAATAAATGATATTGGTATTACTACTGGTGGAAATGATTATAAGGTTGGAGACAATATAGTATTCAATAATTTGAAGACAAATGGATCCAATGCATATGCTCAAGTATCTTATGTAAAAGGAAAAGAGGTAAAAACAGTAAGTTTTGCTTCTACTTTTTCTCCCAATGTTGAATTTTATCCCATTGATAATGTAGGAAAATATATTGGTTTCTGCTCTACTCCACACAGTCTTATTAACAATGACATAATTTCAATCTCTGGAATAAACACTTTATCAAAACTTTTTGATAGATTTTATCAAGTTGGTGTTAGAACAGACACACTTTCTCTTCTGAATACTGTTGGAACAACAACTGCTACCGGAATTATTACATATTTTAATGTAAACGGTTCTTTAAATTACCCAAGTATAAGAGAAAATGATGTATATCTCATCGAAAATGAGAAGGTAAAAGTTCTTTCTGTTGACACACCATCTTCGAGGATTAAAGTATTAAGGGCATATGATTCAACAGTTGGATCATCTCACACTGCTTCCACTGTTTTATATGAACAAACTAGAAAATTTACTTTTGATTCTCCGGGAACCACTAATGTAGTTTTCAACCTAAACAAAGAATTTTACTTTAGTCCAGCAGAATCTCTTGCAATTGGATCCTCTTCTGGAGTTGGAATTGGGCATACTTTAAACTTCTCAAATCCAGGATCTGGAGTTACGAGTATTTTTATCCCAACAAAAACAATATACTTACCTTCACATTCGCTAAACACCGGAGAGAAATTAATTTACTCTAGCAATGGCGATTCGCCAATATCTGTTTCTAATGATGGCATAACTTCTTTCCAATTAGTGGATAATCAGTATGTTTATGTTGCAAAAGTATCCGATGATCTGATAGGCATTTCCACAAATAAAGTTGGTTTGGGATCAACCGGATCTTTCGTTGGAATTAATAGCAATGTAGTATTTTCGACACTTTATTTCACTAGTGTTGGATCTGGTTTAAATCATAGTTTTAAAACAGACTATGATAATGTTTTGATTGGAGAATTTAATAGAAACACTGTCACAGTATCAACCGCAACAACACATGGATTAAAAAATAATGACATAGTATATTTTGAATCTTTGCCCGGTATCACAACTACTGTAGTAATAAAGTATAATGATAACAATAGACGATTAATTGTAAATCCAAAGAATTTTGTTTCTGGTGATATTGACATTGCAAATAATACAATATTAGTTGCTAATCATGGTTATTTTACCGGACAGAAGGTAATTTATAATTCTATAAGTGGAGTAGGTGGTGGGTTGACCAATGATGAAATTTATTATGTCGTTAAATTTAACAAAGATAAAATAAAATTATCTTCTACTTACTACAACGCAATCAAAGATATTCCAGAGACAATTGATTTTACCTCAACCTTTGATGGATCAATTTCTTTAGTCAATCCAATTATTTCAATAATTCCAAATCAAATAGTAAACTTTGATTTGTCTGATAAATCATTATCTTTTGCTAAGGGATCTGTTTTATATCCAGCATTTGATTTTAAATTGTATACCAATTCAAATTTAACTGAAGAATTTGTCAAAGCAGAAGATTCTTCGATGTTTGATGTAGTAAGAATTGGAAAAGTGGGAGTTGATTCCACTTCTTATGTTAGACTTTCTACTTCAAATATTAATTTTGATTTATATTACGCACTGATTCCAATTAATTTAACTGATAATTATGCAGTCAAAAAAGAAATTATAAACGACAATGAAAATATTTTGGATAATAATAAACTTTCTTTGACAAGAAGTTTTTATACAGGAAATTACACTATTAGTGGAGTTGGACAAACAACCTTTAAATTCAACATTTTAGGTTATCCGGAAAGTTTATCTTATACAAATGCTGATGGCGATTTTCAATATTACACTAATTCTAGAAATGTTTCCGGAACAATTCAAAGAATAGAATTGAAATCATCTGGATCATATTACGAAACTTCTCCGGGTGTAACGACTGTTTTTTCGAAGAATGGTAAAAATGCAATTTTAGATCCAATAACAATTTCTATTGGCAATATAAACAATGTGGAAATTGAGGATATTGGATTTGAGTATCCATCAGATATAACATTAAGACCATCAGCAAAACTTCCTCAAGTATTAAAGATTAATCCATTATCCATATTTAAGTCTGTAGGAGTTTCTTCAGTCGGAGTAAACTACACGATATCCCCCACTTTAGTTGTAATTGATGGATATACGAATAAGATTGTTAGTGATGTTGATTTATCATATGATATTAAAACAAAAACCGTAAGTATTGTTAGAAATACCGAAGGAATAAACAGTGTAACTCCAATAATTATTCCAACAAATAATTCTAATGGGGTTCCAATAAGTAATATCACATTTAATAGTGTAACTAAAAATGTTACAGTACAATTGGGCGTAAATTACAGTTTTGGTCAAGTATTTCCATTTAATGTTGGCGACAAAGTTTTAATTGAGAGTACTAGTGTTGGTTCCGCGACAACTTCTAAAGGATATAATTCTAAAAATTATAATTATAAATTATTCACTTTAACTTCAGTCAATCCTCAGTACGGCGCTTCTGGTGCAACGATAGTATATAATTTGTCTGATTATTTAACTGGATCTGAGTCTCCTGGATCTTTTGATTCTGAAAATTCTGCCGGAATAGTAGTACCGGAAAAATATTTCCCAATATTCAATACGTTATTGGAAAAGGGAAGATTTATTGTTGGCGAAAAGGTGAAAAGTGATTCTTTTATGGGAACGGTATTGAATTGGAATGAATATACTGAGCAGTTAAAAATATCTACCACAAATTCATTCCAAATAAATTCTCAGATTATAGGAGAAACTTCAAAAGCAAAAGGTTCTATAGTAGAGGTTGAAGATGTGAACGCAATTTATACAGTTGGATCTTCGTCTATTGTTAGGAAGGGATGGAATAGAGAAACTGGATTTTTAAATAATCAGTTCCAAGTAACTTCGGATAATAATTATTATCAAAACTTTTCATATTCTATTAAATCAAAGGTTGATTATGAAACTTGGAATGAATCTATAGGTAATTTAAATCATACAACAGGATTTAAAAAATTTGGAGATCTCACAATAGAGTCAATAGATTCACAGTTTGTTGGAATAGCAACATCTCAAAATGATGGAGATTTCTCTGCAGTTTCTGATTTGGTAAGGGAAATTGATTTAAACTGTGTAAATGATTTTGATCTTGCTAGAGAAAAAACGATAGAAATTGACTCAATCTATTATTCAAAAGAAATAATCTTTAACTCCGTATCTTTACAAGATGAGTTGCAGTCAATCGGAAATAAAGTTTTGATGATTGATGATATAAGTGATCAATTTTCAAATTTACCAGGAATTAATAATTATGCAAATGCAGATACGTTTAGGCTGGCAGATTTTAGATTTAAAAAATATATAACTTTTGTTAGAGATAAAAGATTTACCGGACTAAGGCAAATTTCTCTGGTTTCAATTTTACAAGATGGATTGGAAAGTTATATATCAGAATATTCTAAAGTTGAAACTGGTGGTGACCTCGGTTCTTTTGATTTTTCAATTTTTGGATCTGAAGGAACTTTAAAGTTTTTCCCATCATCTTACTTTATTAACGATTATGATGTTAGTGTGATGTCTTATGGAATATATAAAAATTCTTTGGGTGTTGGAAATACCTCTTTAGGAAATTTAGTCGAACTCAAATCTTCAACTGCAATAGTTCCCTCTGGAACAACCTCACAAACGACAATTGTTAGTATTGCATCAACTCATAGAGCATCAAAAATACTTGTCCAATTTGAACCTAGTGATGGAAAATATTTCCAATTTGATGAAATAACTTTGCTTAATGATGGAACAAATGTCCATATATTAGAATATGGAAAATTATCTAATTTAAATAGAGTTAAATACATTGGAGATGGAATTGGAACTTATACTGCATACATTTCCGGTTCCAATATAAATCTCGATTTTATTCCTAATGTTGGGTTAGGTATTACATACACTGTAAATACTCTCAGAGTTTCATTGGCAAATACTTCTGGATCAGGCATTACAACTGGATCCATAACATTTAATACTGGTGATATTAGATCAAATTATGTTGCAATATCATCATCACCAACACCAAGTCAAACAGTTATATCAAATTATTCTCAAGATTATTCGAGTGCATACTATCTTGTGATGGTTGAAGATACTGCAAATAATTCTTATCAATCTTCAGAAATAGTTGTTATTGATGATGAAACTAATGCATATGCAGTTGAATTTGGTTCTTTAGAAACTATTTCTGGTTTGGGGACTATTGGTGCTGGCGTTGGTTCAACCGGAACAAATCTTTATTTTACGCCAAATCCAAATATTTCGGTAAATGTTAAGGTATATCAACACTCCATGAGAATCGTTGATTCTGGAAATTCTTTAGAATTTTATGGATTTACAAATGCGAGTTTGGATTCATCATATTCCGAATATCAAGGTACATTAAACAAAGTTAAAAAGTCTTTTGATCTCAAAAACAAACAAAATCCAATATTCCAAAGAGTTTTTGATGCTTCAAATAACTTAATTGTAAATGTTGCAGATAATTTAGTCAAAATTCCTAACCATTTTTATGTAACAGGGGAAGAACTAATTTATAACTCCGGCAATGGAAGTCCTATAGGAATTGCAACAACAACAATTTCTGGAATAGGAGTAACAGATAAGTTACCATCCTCAGTTTATGCTGTCAAACTAAATGATTTAAACATTAGATTTGCATCTTCAGTGGAAGATGCACTAAAATCTATTCCACAAACCTTAACTATTACTTCTGTTGGTATAGGAACTACTCATTTTCTTACCGCCAAAAAACAAAATTCTAAATGTTTAATTGCAATTGATAATCATATACAATCACCAATTGTATCAACTTTAACATCAGTATCACTGGCAAAAACTTCCAATTTCAATGAAATCAATCTCACTTTATCGGGTATAAGTTCAATTTATGGCGGAGATTTATTAAAAATTAATAATGAAATAGTAAAAGTTAATGTTGTTGGTTTTGGAAGTACAAATGTATTTTTAGTTGATCGTGGTTGGATGGGAACAACGCCAGAAAATCATTCAATAGGGTCTACAGTAACAAAAGTAACTGGCAACTATAATATTATAGACAATACAATACACTTTGTTGAAGCTCCTTATGGAAATTCCCCAATAGGAACAATGACAAATAGACCCGACGATAGAGATTATACAGGAATAACAACACATTCTACTTTCAGCGGAAGAGTTTTCTTGAGATCGGGAGTAGAAAATGAATCATATGAACCTTACAGTAGAAACTACATTTTTGATGGGTTATCTGAGAGATTTACTGGAATTAATACCGAATTTATTCTAAAATCAAATAAATCTGATGTTATTGGAGTATCAACAGGATCGATAATACTATTAATTAACAATATATTCCAAGAACCCCAAAGACTTGGCACTATTACCATTCCAGGAAATTATAAAATGTCAGAAAATTCTGGCATTACAACTTTATCATTTATTGGTAATATATCATCTACTTCGTATGATATCAACACGTCAAGTATTCCTAGAGGAGGGGTAATTGTTTCTGTTGCATCCACTCAAGGATTTGGATATCAACCGCTAATCTCTGCGGGAGGAACGTCAATAGTCTCTGTTGCAGGGACTATTTCATTAATTAGTATAGGATCGACGGGATCTGGATATAGAGGAGCATCAAAATATGAAATTATTACTCAAACTTCCGTAGCAATTGCAGCAGGATCTACTATTATACCGATTGATAACCAAAATGGAGTTTTTGCTAAGTTACAACATTCAAGTTTAAATAAACTTGGAATAGGTTCTGCTTTTCAAGATGTTACAATCGTAGGTTCAGGAAGTACATATGTTCTTATTGGATCTGGAAGTACATCTTCCCAAGCAATAGAAGCAGGAACTTCTGTTTTGATAACCTTAGATTCGCCAACAACTGGAATTGTAAACGTTGGAGTCAAAACGTCTAGTGTTTCTGGAACATTGAATTATCAGTTCGTTGGGTTTACCACTGTTTCTTCTGGACGTATTTCTAAAGATGTAATTATAACCAATCCCGGATCTGGATATACATCTTCCAATCCACCAATAGTAATAATTGATAGTCCAGAAAATTATTACAACATTCCTTTAGTTTATTCTTCCGGAACGTCAGGAATAGGAACTGGAGCAACTGTTAACATTGTAGTTGGACAAGGATCTAGTGTAATTGATTTTGAAATAAAAAATACTGGATTTGCATATAAAACATCGGATGTTCTAACAGTTCAAACTGGAGGATTAATTGGAATTCCAACAGATTCTTCAAAACCTTTTAGAAAATTTGAACTAACAATTGACGAAGTATTCTCTGACTTGTTCTCATCCTGGTCTGTTGGAGATTTCCAAGTTATTGATAAAATAGAAAATTTATTCAACGGAAAAAGAAGAACTTTCCCAATAAAAATTAATGGAGTGCAAACAACCATTAGATCAAGAGCAGGATCAAATATTGATATTCAATCTGTTCTTTTGATATTTGTTAATGATATTTTGCAAGTTCCGGGTGATGGATATTTATTTAATGGGGGAAGTACTATTACATTCCCCGAGGCCCCCAAAGAGGGCGATACTTGCAAAATATTATTTTATAAAGGAACCGAACAAGTTGATGTTGTTTTTGTTGATATTTTGGAATCTTTAAAAATTGGAGACGATATAAGACTGAACGATGATAGATTCTTCTTAAAAGAAGAAGAAAGACTTGTCACGCAAGTTATTTCATCAGATTCTATTGAAACTAACCCATATTCAGGTGTTGGTTTAACTCTCGATGAAACTTTATCAAGACCTCTAATTTGGTGTAGACAAACTGAAGATAAAATTATCAGCGGACAAGAAGTTGGTAAGAGTAGAGAATTATACGAACCATTTATACATCCAACAACAAATATTATTAGAACTGTTGGAATAGCATCTACTGAGATATTTGTACAAAGTGTTAAAGTATTTTTTGATGACTTGAGAGAAAATTCAACTATTCCATTTAAAACAAAAATAACTATAACATCACAAGACAATCTAGTTGGGGCATCAGCTACTGCCATTGTGTCCGCGGCAGGAACAATATCATCACTTTCTCTTAATAATGGCGGATTAGGATTTACAACTGCGCCGTCAGTAGTAATTGCAAAAACAGTAGGTGTTGTAACTACAGCAACAGCAACAGCATCAATTACTTCTGGCATTGTAACTTCCTTTACTATTACTAACCCCGGATCTGGTTACACTACTAATAATCCACCGCAAGTTCTCATCGAATATCCATCATTAAAACAGGAAAAAATTGAAGAGGTTACCTATGAAGGTGATTTTGGAACAATAGTTGGAATTTCTACAACTTCAGTTGGTATTGCATCCACTGCAATAGTTTTTGATTTGTTTATTCCTACTGATTCTTATCTAAGAAACCCAAACATTAATGTTGGAATTGCAACAACGGGCATAAGTGGAATAAAAACTGATTATTACTTTACAGTATTTAATTCAAACATTGGTTTTGGTATTACATCTTTAGATTCATCTTTATCTGTTGTTGGGGTAGGAACAACTTGCTTGGATAATATCTATAAAGTTGCTTCAGTTTCTATAGCACAAACAAGTGTTCCTGGAATTGGAGTAACAAATGTTTCTAGAGTTGTTGTCAGTGTTCTGAGTTATAATGGATTATCTGGAACTGGATATAGTGGATTTTATGGAGAATTTAGTTGGGGTAAAATAAACACTCCAGTGAGGAAGAAACCACTCAATTTTGTTTCATATAATACTGGAATTTCTGGTATTTTAACTTCTCCTATGATTCAAAGACTCAATCCACTGAGATACGTTGGGTATTCCACAAGTGTTTAATAATGTCTATAAATAGATAAAAAACGACAAAAATGTCTGCGATTATAACTGATCAACTTAGAATATTAAACGCTAAGAATTTTGTTTCTTCTGCTACTTCGTCCAATAATGGATACTATGCGTTTGTTGGTTTAACAAACGCGACAGACTATGATGCAAATTGGGATTCTGTACCCCCTGCACCTAAAGACAACTTTAATGAAGAAAACGATTATTGGGACACAATGATCGCTTTGAAAAAAATTTCTAGCGGTGATGTAAGACAAGTGGTTAGAAAAATTACTTGGACTTCAGGAACAGTCTATGATATGTATAGGCACGATATAAGTAGAACTAATCTTTCTATTCCTTCAAATTCTACTAATTTATATTCTGCAAATTATTATGTTGTAAATAGTGATTATAGGGTCTATATTTGTTTATATAATGGCATAGAACCAGAAAACCCAACAGGAAAACCATCTCTAGATGAACCTACTTTTACTGACTTAGAACCAAGAGCAGCTGGAACTAGTGAAGATGGATACATTTGGAAATACTTATATACAATAAAACCAAGTGAACTTGTAAAGTTTGATTCGACTAATTTTATTCCAGTTCCAGCGGATTGGGAAACCAATTCAGATTATGCTGCGGTTAGAAATAATGCTAACTCAAGTGGACAACTAAAAATAGCGACTATAAGGAATAGAGGAGTTGGTATTGGAACAGCAAACAGAACATACACAAGAGTTCCAATTTATGGAGATGGAGTAGGGGCAGAATGTACCATTGTAGTCAATAGTGACTCCAAAGTTGGTTCTATAATTATTACTAATGGCGGATCTGGATACACATATGGAAGTATAGATTTTGTGTCTGGAAATGTTCCAACAGGAACAACTCCTCCAGTTTTGGATGTTATCATACCCCCGCAAAAAGGACATGGTTATGATATATACAGAGAGTTAGGAGCTTATAGGGTATTAATTTACTCAAAAATTGAAAATGATACTGAAGACCCAGACTTTATAGTTGGCAATCAAATTGCAAGAGTCGGTATCGTAGAAAATCCATTATCTTATGATTCTGATGCTATTTTAAATAAAAGTAAAGCAAGTGCCCTATTTGCATTAAAACTTGTTGGCACTGGATATAGTACTACAACTTTTATAGCAGATAGTTTAATTACACAAACAGTTGGTCTTGGTTCCACTGCTATAGGTAGAGTGATTTCATATGATAAAAATACTGGAGTTTTAAAATATTGGCAGGATAGAACTTTAGTTGGATTTAATAGTGATGGGACTACAAATATAACCCCTTTGTATGGATTCAAATTACATCAGTTTACTTCAACTCCATTGAATGGTGGATCATTAACTATTAATGCGTTTGGAGTAAGTGGTTTAGGAATAGATACATCTTTTACTGGAGTGTCAACCACAATAAATAATAGAAAATATTATTTGGGTCAATCTTTTGTTAACGGAGTATCCACTCCCGAAGTGGAAAAATACACTGGAAATATAATTTATGTTGACAATAGACCTTCAATAACTAGGTCTTCAAATCAAAAAGAAAATATCAAGGTCATTTTGCAATTCTAAAGAATTATGCCACAGCAAACTAACTTAAATATATCCCCATATTTTGACGACTTTGATAGAGAGAATCAATATTATCGCGTTTTGTTTAAACCTGGGTATCCTGTGCAAGCAAGAGAGTTAACAACTCTCCAATCAATGCTACAAAGTCAGATTGAGCAAGTTGGCGATCACTTCTTTAAAGAAGGATCTGTCGTAATACCCGGAAATATTAATTATATTAATAATTATTATGCAGTAGAACTTCAAGAAAATTATCTTGGGGTTGATATTTTATCATACTTACCATACCTAATTGGCAAAACTATTAGGGGATCAAATAGCGGTGTCAGAGCAACTATTGTTGGTGTAATAGATTTAAATAACTCTGAAAGAGGAAATAATACAATCTATGTAAATTTCTTAAATTCGGATTTAATTACTAATACTTATCAGGGATTTTCTGCGAATGAAATTCTTGTTGTTGAGCAAGGGATATTTGATTCAAGCACCATAGAACCAGATAAAAATGTAATTCTTCAAGCAAATGAAGGATTTGCAACGACAATTCCAACAAATCCAAATTCAATCGGTTCTGCAGTTACTTTGTCCGATGGTGTTTACTATTTGAGAGGTCATTTTGTATCTGTAGATGAGCAAACTATAATCTTAGATCAATATACAAATAACCCAAGTTACAGAATTGGTTTAGACGTATTTGAAGAGATAGTTACTCCGGACGATGATATAGATCTAAATGATAATGCTCAAGGATTTTCTAACTATGCTGCCCCAGGTGCAGATAGACTTTCAATTGATGCAATTTTAACAAAAATTTCTTTAGATGACCCAACACCCGTAGCAACTCCAAATTTTGTACAACTTTTGGAAGTCAGAAATGGTATTGTCCAAAAGCAAATTAACAATCCAGAATATAATATTTTAGAAAAAGAACTTGCTAGAAGAACATATGATGAATCTGGAAATTATTATGTAAAATCTCCATCAATTTCAGTAAAAGAAACTTTAGATGATTTAAAAGGTAATGGTGGAGCATTTAAAGAAAATCAATTAACTTATAATAATAATAAAGCATCCGATGACTTAGGAACTTATGTTATTTCTCCACTAAAAGCTTTTGTTGGTGGATATGAAATAGATGTCATAGGAACTACTTACTTGGATTTTGAAAAACCAAGAACTAAAAAATTACTAGAAAATCAAAGTATAAATTATGTCACCGGTCCGACTTATACTTTGAATAGAGTTTATGGATCTCCTTCATTAGGAATTTCAACTTCATATACTTTGAGTCTGAGGAATGATCGAGTAGGAATTACTTCAACTTCCTCTGCGGGTAAAGAAATAGGAGTCGCTAGAGTATATGATTTTGCACTAGAATCTGGATCATATAACACAGCGTTTCCAAATTCAAATGAGTGGGACATTTCTCTATATGATATTCAAACATATACTGAAATTTCTTTAAATGAACCAATTACATTAACTACACCAACTTACATAAAAGGTAAGTCAAGTGGAGCAGTTGGATTCTTAAAATATAATGCTTCTAATTCGGGAATTATTACAGCATACAATACAAAAGGAACATTTGTTGTAGGTGAGAAGTTTATATTTGATGGTATTGAAAACACAAGAGTTTCTACTGCAATTACTGCATACTCAACAAATGATGTAAAATCCTTATATGGTATAGTAGGAAGTGCTTCAACTTTTACTGCCGATGTTAAACAATCTACTCTGGTAAATATTGGGTCAGTACAAATAACCGCTACTGGTGGCGGAATCAGTACTGTAACGTCATCTAGTTTCATATTTACTGGTATTGCAACTGTAGGAAATATTGTTGCATTCTCAAATCCGGGATTATCTGTTAATACTTTTGCAAAAATAGCATCAGTATCTCAAAGTTCCATTACTATTTCTGGAATAACAACTGTATCCGGTGTTTGTGATGGTGGGTTACCAACTTCAAACATAAATCCAAGTGATTTTAAAATTTTATATTCAAATTTCCAATCTTCTAGAGATAATACTTTATACACTACTTTACCAAAAAGAAACATTGCATCAGTAGACTTAACCAATTCTTCATTAACAATAAGAAGACAATTTGATGTTACAGTTACTAGCAATTCTACAAATGTCATAACTGCAGAGTCTGATGAAACTTTTCTTTCCTATGATGAAGAAAGATATGCTCTTATTACTAATAATGGTAATACAGAAAGTTTAAGTCCAGATAAATTAGTATTTTCAAATGGAGGAAGAGAATTAACAATAAATGGTTTAAACTTAACCTCAGGTACAGGAAAACTAATAGCAACTTTAAGAAAAGTTAGTATAAGTTCAAAAGTAAAAAATAAAAATAGAGTAAGATCTATTATAGTAGACAAATCAAAATATGCTTATTCTGGAGTAGGTCAAACAACAAATAATGATGGTCTAACATATGGAACTTATCCATACGGAACAAGAGTTCATGACGAGGAAATTTGTTTATTAGAACCAGACGTTACTTTAATTCATGGAATTTATGAATCAAATGATACATCAGAACCAGAATTACCAAATTTAACTTTAACTTCAATTACTGGACCAAATTCTAAAACAGATGATTTGTTAATTGGGGAGGAGTTTGTAGGAAGCGTCAGTGGTGCAGTTGGTGTTCTTGCAGAAAAGTTAAATGCTTTGAAGATATCATATGTAACTCAAAATTCAAATAAATTCCAAGTAAATGAAATTGTAACATTTAAAGAATCGGGAATAACTGCTGTCATTACCACTGTTGATGGCGGCGATAACAATATCACCGCAAATTATATATTTGATAATGGTCAAAGGGATACAATATATGACTATTCAAGAATAATCAGAAAATCTTCTGCGAAAGAACCAACAAGAAAATTAAAAATTGTTTTTGAATCCACTTCTTTCTCGACATCAGACAATGGAGACGTGACCACAGCGAGTTCCTATGATCAGTTTGATTATTGTGATATTCAATCTGTCAACGGCATAAGAAATACTGATATTATTGATATAAGACCAAGAGTTTCTAACTTTACAGTAACAACTTCATCTCTTTCTCCTTTTGAATTTAGTGCTAGATCATTTACTTCTAGTGGAAATTCCGCTTCTAGTATTTTGGCTTCTGATGAATCCATTCTATTTGATTATTCATATTATCTACCAAGAGTAGATAAAATTTATCTCACAAAAGATGGAGTTTTTCAACTTAACAAAGGAGAACCCGCAGATAACCCGCAATCTCCTATTGATATTGATGATGCTTTAAATATTGCTACTATTACTCTTCCAGCATATCTTTGTAATGTAAATGATGCCAATTTAAATCTTGCTGAACATAAGAGATATAGAATGAAAGACATTCATTCTCTTGAGAATAGAATTAAAAACCTTGAGTATTATACTTCTTTATCTCTTCTAGAAACTGATACCTCGAATTTGTTTATTAGAGACGTAAATGGATTAAATCGTTTCAAATCAGGATTTTTCGTTGATGATTTTTCAACAACATCGTCACAAAAGAAAGAAACAATCATCAAAAATAGTATTGATATTGTTAATTCTGAACTAAGACCATCCCCATATACAACACAAGTTGATTTGATTTTAGGTTCAAATTCCTTGATTGGTCTTGGCGTTACTTCCAATCCAAATGTTGACGTAAACTTTGTAACTGATTTAGTTGGAACAAATGTAAAAAAAGCAGGCGGACTAATAACTTTAGACTACTATGAAGTAGAAGAAATAAATCAACCCTATGCGACAAGAGTTGAATCTGTTGCCCCATATAGAGTTGGTTATTATGGAGGAACTATTAACTTAACTCCATCATCTGATATTTGGGTTGATGTCGTCAGACTTGTTGCCAATACGACAGAAGTTGCCACAAATTATATTCAATCTGAATCGCAAATTACTGCATCAGAATTAGATAGTCAAAGTGGTTTTGGTCCAGTAACTTGGGGGTCTTGGGAAACTGTATGGACTGGATCTAGTGCAGCAAAAGATTCAAGAACAGTAAACGTTGGATATTATATAATCAAAGAAGACCTAGAAACTGTTACAAAGACAGGAACGAGCACAAGAACTGGTGTCAGAAAAATTACCAAAGATGAATTTAAAAATGTATCTTTGGGCGATACTGTCTTAAACACAGATATCAGTTCTTACATGAGATCTAGAAATATTGAATTTGTTTCTAAGAGATTAAAACCATATACAAGAGTTTATACTTTCTTCAATGGCATTGATGTAAACAAATATATTACTCCTAAACTTTTAGAAATTACTATGACATCTGGAACATTCCAGGTAGGGGAAACTGTGGAGGGTATAATTCCAGATACTGCATATCTTTTAGTTTCTTCTTCATCATCTGGTCTTGGAAGTCTTCAATCTGATCCCAAAATAACGTTTAGGGTATCCTCTTCAAATCATAAGTATGGTCCATATAATGCACCTACAGAGGTTTTTACTGGAAACCCATACAACTCCTCACAGACAATTCCCGAAACTTATTCATCAACATCAACAATTTTAAATGTTGATACCTTTAGCTTATCTCAACAACCTCAGGGTAGTTTCTTTGGATTTATTCAAACCGGAATGAAACTTAGGGGTCAAACCAGTGGCGCTGAGGCAGTAGTAAGAGAAATTAAATTGATAACTGATGGTATTGGCGTTGTTATTGGATCATTCTTTATTCCAAATCCAAATGTATTTGGGAATCCTAGATTTGAAAGTGGAACAAAATTATTCAGAGTCACAAGTAGTTCATCAAACTCTCTCATAGATTCCACTACAACAAGTGCTGAAGAGAAATTCTATTCGGAAGGAAAAATCAATAGAGTTCAAGAAAATATTCTCTCAGTTAGAACGGTGAGAACAGAGACTCAAACTATAAGTGAAAGTAGATCAGAAAAATTAACGGGACCAACTGCTGTTGTTTCTACATCTATTGTAGGTAATACATTGCCACCATATGTACCACCTGCCCCACCTGTTGTTCCGGCGAATCCACCAACACAAGTAGATTATGCTGCAGAACCTCCAGTGCCAACTTATTCACCAATTATAGATACTCCAACTGATTTTGGTTTTGATACCGGATTCGTACCAGAAGATTTCCCTCTTCCTCCCGTACCAGAGGATACTTCAGGCACAACTACCACAAATACTAATATCCCAACCCAAACACGCAAGAAAGGAAAACCTGGATTAGAATTCTTAAATCTTAATAATCGAGGTTTAGTACTTGGGGTTGGAGGAAACCCAACTAAACTGCTCACGGGCAATCAGTACTCAGTGCCGCTACAGACAGTTAATGGAAAAACATATGGAGAACTTAAGAAGAAACTAGGACAAAAAGAAGCAACACAAACATTTAAAGATGCTGGTTTAAAAGTTACCAAAACTGACAAAAACTTCTCAAAACAATCCACAATATCAAAAGAAACTAAGCAACCAAAAGGTGCTATTCCTACTACCACAAATGCATCTAGTGTACTTGGAGGTGTTCAAGTAGCTAAGCAACTAACTGCAGATAAGTTGGTTGGCGGCGCAAGAACGTCAAAACCAAGTGGTCTTGTTACTTTTACCCCAAATGCAGTAACTAATGTTCCCGCAAATAAAGGTAAAAACCAAAGTTCAAACAAGAGGAAATAAATATATTATAGTGGAATTATGGACCAAATAAGAAAGTAACTAAAATGAAAATAGTAGATCCTTTAGCTCAATCTTTTTATGTAGAACCAGATAGTGGCATATTTGTAACCTCTATTGATTTGTATTTCTATTCTAGGGATCCCGAATTGCCAGTAACGGTTCAACTTAGACCTATGCAATTGGGTCAACCAACAGATCAAGTATATCCATTTAGTGAGGTTGTAATTGATCCTAAAGATGTAAATATTTCAAGCGATGCATCTTTACCAACAAGAGTTACTTTTAGTTCGCCAGTTTATTTGGCAGGAAAACAATTTCATGCTTTAGCAATTTTATCAAATTCTAGCGTATATAATATATGGATATCTAGACTGTCTGAAATTGAAGTAAGTACAACAAATTTAACTGAAGATCAACAAGTATTAGTTAGTAAGCAACCTCTAAGTGGATCTTTATTTAAGTCTCAAAATGGTTCTACTTGGACACCAAGCCAACTTGAAGATTTAAAATTTAAATTGTATAGGGCAAATTTTGTGAGTGGAGGAAATATTAATTTCTATAATCCAGATTTAAGTGTAGGAAATAACCAAGTAGCAACTTTAATAAAGGATTCTTTAGAAACATCATCTAAAAAGATTAGAGTTGGAATTGGTACTACGATTGCATCATCAATATTGCCTTCACTGGGAAATACTATAATACAAAGAAATAGTAATGCTACTGGAAATTATGTTGGTTCTGCGGGTTCAGCATTTGGAACATTAGGGTTAATCAACGCGGGCATAGGTTATACACCTTCGTCAGGATCATTTGTTTTTAATAATGTACTACTAAATTCAATAACAGGAAATGGTAGAAATGCTTACGCGAATATAACTATTAGTAATGGAGTTGCTGTCGCCGCTACCATATCAAATGGAGGAACTGGGTATTCTGTTGGTGATGTTTTGGGAATAACAACTATAGGAAGTCAAAATCTTGGTAGAAATTTAAGATTATCAGTTTCACAAATATCTGGGGTTAATGAACTCATAATTGACCAGGTTCAAGGAGATTATCTTACGGGGGTTGGAAATACTTTGAGGTTTATTAACAACTCTGGTATATCAACCGACTTGAATGGAACTGGAGGTAATGTCATTATACCCGCAGACGGTATTGTTACTATTTCTGATGGTTTGCACATAAAAGTAAATCATAAAAATCATGGAATGAATTCAAATCAGAATTTAGTCACTATAAGTAAAATAGTTCCCGATTTAAAACCAACAAAACTTTTTACAGACTATGGTTCCGGATCAACAGACGATATTCAAATAGAGAATGCAATTCTATCTAATTTTAATACTTTTGAAAACGTTTCTGTAGGCGCAACAAATCCTGGTTATATTATAATTGATGATGAAATTATCTCTTATACTGGGGTTAATACAACTTCTTCTCCACCAAAATTAACTGGAATTGCAAGAGGAGTTGACCAAACAAAATCTTTTAGTTATTCGGCAGGATCTCTTGTTTATAAGTATGAATTATCTTCAATTTCACTAAGAAGAATTAATAAGACGCACAATTTGGAAGATGTTACAATTTCTGATCCAATAGATCTTGATCATTATTATATTAAAATTGATATGAGTGATCAAAATTCTACAATGGTGAACAGAACTTTATCTTCTGGGTATCCAAAATTATTCTTAAATGAAACAAAATCGACAGGAGGATATAAAATTAATGCTTCTCAAAACATTCCATTTGAAATTCTCAAACCAATTGTCCAAACCATGTCTTTGAGAGGTACTAATATTAATGCTTCAGTAAGAACAGTAAGTGGAAAAAGTATTGGCGGTAATGAAATACCATTTGTTGATCAAGGATTTGAGCAAATTAATTTAAACGCAACCAATTATTTCAATACTCCAAGATTAGTTGCATCAAAAGTAAATGAATCATCAAAGACGACAACTTTGCCTGCAAAGAAATCATTTACTTTAAATTTGAATTTATCAACTACAAATTCTTATATCTCTCCGGTTATTGATTTAGATCGCGTAGGAATGATTTTTACTTCAAATAGAGTTAATAATCCAATCACCAATTATGCAACTGATGACAGAGTATCAACATTAAAAGGAGATCCTTCATCTTTTGTTTATGCAACTAAACCAATTTCACTAGAATCTCCAGCATCTTCAATTAAAGTATATTTGAATGCATATATTAATACTCAAAATGATATAAGATGTTTGTATACAATAACAGATGATCCAAATTCAGAATTGATTTATTATCCTTTCCCAGGATACACTAATCTAACTACAAGTGGAGATATTATTAATTTATCCGATAATAATGGGCTCCCTGATAAAATGATTTCTAAAACAGATGTTATTGGATTTGATAGCGATGAACTTGATTTTAGAGAATATGAATTTACTATTGATAGTTTACCCTCCTTTAGATATTTTGGCATCAAACTTATTGGAACTTCAACAAATCAGGCTTACCCACCAAGAGTTAAAGATTTGAGAATTATTGCTCTAGCATAACATGAAATATTCTAAAGTTGAAGGTTACTCTAACTTAATTAGGGATGAAGAAACAAAAGCAATTCTCAATACAAATATGTCAGATTACAATGCTTACATTGCACAAAAAAGAATAAAAGAAAAAGAGAATGAAAAGTTACAAAATCTTGAGAGAGACTTTGATAATATGAAAGAAGATTTGAATGAAATAAAATCATTACTTAGGAGTTTAATCAATGGATCCAGATAAAATACAACTTGAGAACTTAAGTAAAAGTTTTGAGTATTTTAAAGTTTCTTCAGAAATTGATAATATTGATAATTTAGAGGACATCAAAAATATTGCAAAATGTTATTATAAATTATATTTAAAGCAACAAGAAGTTGTTGCTCAACTCATAACATCTAAACCATAAATATTCTTAAACAGTAGAAATAAATGGCGCAACCATCTACCAGGCAAGAATTAATAGATTATTGCAAAAGAAAACTGGGAGCGCCAGTTTTAGAAATAAATGTTGCAGATGAACAAATTGAAGACCTTGTTGACGATGCTGTTCAGTTTTTTCAAGAAAGACATTTTGATGGAGTTTATCCAACTTTTTACAAGTATAAAGTAACAGCAGCAGATATTGCTCGCGGAAGAGCAAAAGGTCTTGATGCAACTAGTAATGTTGGAATTGTAACAACAACGGTTAATACGAATATTGTAGGTACTGCAGTAACTTTTTCTTACAATGAAAATAGTAACTATCTTCAAGTTCCCCCAAATGTAATCGGTGTTAATAAAATCTTTACTTTTGATAGTTCAAATACAATTACTCATAATATGTTTAGTGTAAAATACCAATTATTTTTGAATGATGTTTATTATTGGGGAACAACTGAACTTTTGAGTTATGCTATGGTTAAAACATACTTAGAAGATTTGGATTTTCTTTTAAATACTCAGAAACAAATTCGTTTTAACAAAAGACAAGATAGATTATATTTAGATATAGACTGGGGAACTGTCAGTGAAAATAATTATTTTATTATTGATTGTTATTCAACCTTAGATCCAAATGATTATTCTAAAGTTTGGAATGATTCATTTATAAAACCATATTTAACTTCATTAATAAAAAGACAATGGGGACAAAATATGATGAAATTTACTGGAGTAAAACTTCCAGGTGGAGTTGAATTAAATGGAAGACAAATGTATGATGATGCACAAAGAGAAATTGACATTTTAATGGAAAAAATGTCCAATACTTATGAACTTCCACCTTTAGACATGATAGGATAACATGCTAAATCCATTTTTTCTACAAGGTTCCTCTTCGGAACAAGGTTTAATACAAGATCTGATAAATGAACAAATCAGAATGTATGGTGTTGAAGTTTATTATATACCAAGAAAATTTATTACAGAAAAAACTGTAATAAAAGAGGTTATACAATCAATATTTGATAATGCTTATCCTTTAGAAGCATATGTCAATAGTTATGATGGTTATGGCGGAACAGGAACCATACTGTCAAAATTTGGTATCCAGGATCTTGATGATTTGAGTTTAATAATTTCCAAAGAGAGATTTGAAACTTACATTAGTCCTCTAATAAAAAATTTAAATAGTATAAAATTATCTACAAGACCTAAAGAAGGAGATTTAATTTATTTTCCATTGGGGGATAGATTATTTGAGATCAAATATGTAGAACACGAACAACCTTTTTATCAACTTCAAAAGAATTATGTTTATGAATTGAGATGCGAACTCTTTAGATATGAAGATGAAGTTGTTGACACAAATATCGAAGAAATAGATGACAACATTCAAAATCAAGGTTACATACAAACATTAACTGTTGTTGGGGCGGCGGTTACTGCTTCTGCAGTTGCAAATATTGTAAATGGTGGAGTTAGATTTATTAGAGTAACTAATAGAGGAAGTGGATTCAATACTGCACCAAAGGTGGCAATTTCTTCTGCTCCATCTGGAGGATATACTGCAGTTGGTGTTGCAACGATGATCGGAAACTTGATCGACTGTAATGGAACATCGTCATTAAAAGTTCAAGGTGTTGAAGTTATTAATTCTGGTTATGGTTACACAGTTGCCCCCGCTATTGCTTTTATTGGAGGCGGTGGAAGTGGAGTTGCAGCAACAGCAGTAATAGGTGATGGTATTGTTGGGTTTGTTACTGTAACAAATGGAGGTTCTGGATATTCAGCATCACCAACAGTAACGTTTAGTGGTCCTGGAATAGGAAATACTGCAGTTGGTTATGCCGTAGTAAGTTCTGCTGGAACTGTTACTCAAATAAGACTGAGAGATGCGGGAATAGGTTATACCGTCGCACCAATTATTACAATAGCAGGTCCAGGTTCAAGTGGAACAGGATCATTTAGGTACAATGAAATTGTAACTGGATCGACTTCCGGAACTACTGCAAGAGTAAATTCTTGGGATTCAAATAATAATAAACTTGAGGTTTTTATTGTAAGCGGATCTTTTTCACCAGGAGAAACTATTACGGGATCTACAAGTGGGGCATCATATAAATTAAGAACACTAAAATCAGACAATCTTGTTGATCCTTATTCTCAAAATGATGTTATAGAGGAAGAAGCAGATAAAGTTATTGATTTTAGCGAGTCAAATCCTTTTGGCACATTGTGATTTAAATAAATATTATATAAAATTTTAATAATAAAATGTTTGAATATTTTTACAACGAAATTTTTAGAAAGACAATTGTGTCTTTTGGATCGTTATTTAATGATATTACTATAAAGCATAAAGACAGTTCTGGTTCTAATGTTAGTGTAATAAAAGTTCCTTTGGCATATGGTCCAACTCAAAAATTTCTAGCTAGATTAGAACAATCTCCAGATTTAAATAAACCAGTTCAAATAACATTACCAAGAATGTCCTTTGAACTTGTTGGGATATCTTATGATGGTTCTAGAAAATCTTCAACTGTTCAAACATTTTTATCTTCATCAGTTTCAGATAAAACTCAACAAAGAAAAACATATCTACCAGTACCATATAATCTTGATTTTGAATTGAGCATATTTACAAAGTTAAATGATGATATGCTTCAAATAATCGAACAAATTTTACCATATTTTCAACCGGCATATAATATTACGATTGATTTAGTCTCTGAAATAGGAGAAAAGCGAGATATGCCAGTTATATTAAACAGCATATCAATGAGTGATGACTATGAAGGTGATTTTTCACAAAGAAGGTCTTTGATTTATACTTTAAGATTTACTGCAAAAACATATCTTTTTGGTCCATCATCTGCTGTTTCTACAGATATCATCAAGAAGGTTTCTATTGGTCTCATTTCTGGAGATTCTACTTCAACTCCAACAAGAGAAGTTGTTTACTCGATAGAACCAAGAGCTACTAAAAATTATACTGGCAATATCACCACAAATCTTTCTAAGAATATATCTGATATTGATACTTTAGTTGAAGTTAATGATGCTTCATCTATTGTTTCTAATACATATATTTACATAGATGAAGAAGAAATGTACGTTGATAAAAAAGCAGGCAACGTTCTTACAGTCACAAGAGGTGCGGACAATACAAAAGCATCTTCCCACGTTTTAGGATCTGCAGTTTATAAAATAACTGCTGCGGATAATGCTTTGATTAAAACTGGAGATGATTTTGGATTTAGTGAGAACATTTTATGAAAATGACAAAGAAATTTGACGAGATTAATAAAACTTTTAACGTTGATGCAGAAATAATACCTGCAGAGTCAGAGAAGGTTTCCAGTGAAATTGAAAAAATATCTTCTACTATTGATGATGTTAAGAAAGATTATGAGTATACAAGAGGAAATCTTTACTCAATCATAGAAAAAGGACAAGAAGCAATCAACGGTATTCTGGAACTTGCTCAAGAAAGTGAAATGCCAAGAGCATATGAGGTTGCTGGACAATTAATTAAGAATGTTGCAGATGCTACAGATAAGTTGATGGATCTCCAAAAGAAACTTAAAGATATTGAAGAAGAAAAACAAAAAGGACCAACAACAGTTAACAATGCACTTTTTGTTGGATCTACAGCAGAATTAGCAAAACTTCTAAAGCAACAAACTGAAGGAAGTGTAGAATGATAAATATAAAAAGATATTAATTTTTTATGCCCAAAATCAAGTCGCATAAAACCGTTGAGCAAATCGCAAAGAAGCATCGTCTTGACGTTTCTTTTATACAAAAGCAACTTGATATGGGGGAACCTATTGAGCATGAACACACTCAAGATCATGAACTTGCTCGTAATATTGCTCTTCAACACTTAGATGAGATTCCAGACTATTATACTCGTTTGAAAAAAATGGAAGCAGATGCCAAAAAGCATCATAGAAAATTTAAAGATGTAAAAGAAAATAAACTTCATAAATGGTTTCAAGATTCGGAATCAACAGATAAAAAACCTGGCTGGGTTAATGTGTTAACTGGAGGAACTTGTGCAAGTGACGAACCAGGCGAAGGGGTTCCAAAATGCGTTTCGTCTGAAAAAAGAGCAAGCATGACTTCCGCAGAAAGACGTTCAGCAGCAAGAAGAAAAAAAGCAGCAGATCCTGGACAACAAGAAAAAACTGGAGCTGCAAAACCAACATATGTTTCTACGGATTCACCTAAAAAGAAAATGAAAGAGGAAATGGACGTACAAGAAGCAAAAGACAAACCGGGTAAAGGTAGTGGCAAAAAAGACGCTTGTTACCATAAGGTAAAATCTAGATATTCTGTTTGGCCAAGTGCATATGCTTCTGGAGCACTTGTAAAGTGTCGTAATGTTGGTGCTGCAAACTGGGGAACTAAATCGGAGGAAACTATGCACGAAGAAGAAAGATACTGTCCTTTATGTGACAAAAGAGAAACAAGATCTGAATGTTCTTATGGCGAAAAGGCATGGGATAAGGTTTCTGTAAAGGATGAAGAGTACTCAATGGCAAGATCAGAACTCAAAACCATTGAAGATGCAGTAAAAAGGATCAAATCAAAAGTTGGTAAAGGTGAGGGAGATTTAGAAGCATGGGTTCAGTCAAAAATTACTAAAGCAGCAGATTATATCGATACTGCAGCAGATTATATTGCAAGCGGAGAAATGGAAGAATCTTTTGGGTATGAGATAGATCCAGAAAAACATAAAAAAACTAAGATGTCATCCGCGGCAAAAAAAATTGCTAATATGACAACCGCACAACAAGCACAATTACCACAAAAAGCAAAGAAAGTTGTTGGTGTTACTTTACCCAAATTTGAAGAAACTTTGGTTGATAAAATTACAAGGGAAATATTAGATGAAAAATGTTGGCCAGGTTATAAAAGAAAAAAAGGAACTAAAGAGTTTGATAAAGGTTCTTGCGTAAAAGCAGAAGATGTAACTATTGAAGATGCTGACGGAAATACTTTTGCTGAAGTTGTCGATATTATTAAACCAGAACCAATTAGAGGATTTAAGTCTCAAGTAAGTGAGGCAACAAGACTTCAAGCACAAACTGGAAATGTTATTGCAGTAACTCTTTCTTGGAGAGGAAAATATTATTCTATGAAGATGTTTTTCCCCCAGGTTAAAACTCCATCAAGAAAAGAAATTAATGATGAACTCCAAAAAGTTTATCCTGGATCTGTTGTAATTTATCATTCAATTTCAGAGATTCATCCAGGACAACCGCTCATTCAGATGTGTGGTCCTCAGGGAGGAAGTTCGGCAAAACCAGGACCAAGTAGAGCATATATAAAAACTATGGGGGAAGAGGTTGAAATATCAGAAGCAAAAAAGTCTGAAATGAAGTGCAATAATCCAAAGGCTGAAGCACACGGTTCTGGCGAAACTGGCAAATCTCACGTTGTAAAGGCTTGTGAAGGTGGGGAAGAAAAATTAATTCGTTTCGGACAACTTGGTGTTAAAGGTTCCCCAAAGAAAAAAGGAGAATCTGAAGAGTATGCAAGTCGTCGTCGCAAATTTAAAACAAGACACGCAAAAAATATTGCAAAGGGAAAAATGAGTGCCGCCTTCTGGTCCAATAAAGTTAAATGGTAAATTGAGGTTAATTTATTATGTCAAATGATGTCTATCTTGGCAATCCGTTACTAAAAAAAGCAAATACTCCTATTGAATTTACTCAAGAACAAATTCTTGAGTTTGTTAAGTGTAAAGATGATCCAGTTTATTTTGCAAATAATTATGTAAAAATTGTAACCCTTGATCATGGACTACAAAATTTTAAACCATATCATTTCCAAGAAAAGTTAATCAATAACTTTCATAATCATAGATTTAATATATGTAAGATGCCACGACAGACTGGTAAGTCTACAACTGTGGTGTCTTTTTTATTGCATTATGCAGTTTTCAACGATAACGTAAATATTGGTATTCTTGCAAACAAAGCAGCAACTGCTAGAGAACTTCTAGACCGTCTTCAGACTGCTTATGAGAATCTACCAAAGTGGATGCAACAAGGTATCATATCTTGGAACAAAGGTTCTCTAGAACTTGAGAATGGTTCAAAGATTTTAGCGGCATCCACTTCTGCATCTGCTGTTCGAGGAATGTCTTTTAACATTCTATTCTTGGACGAATTTGCATTCGTTCCAAATCATATTGCAGATTCATTCTTTGCATCTGTTTATCCCACTATTACTTCAGGTAAGCAAACAAAAGTTATTATAGTTTCTACGCCTCACGGTATGAATCACTTCTACCGAATGTGGCATGATGCCGAAAAGGGTAAGAATGAATATGTTTTTACAGACGTTCATTGGAGTGAAGTTCCTGGAAGAGACGAAGAGTGGAAAAAACAAACTATTGCAAACACTTCAGATCAACAGTTTAAAGTTGAGTTTGAGTGTTTAAGTGGAGATACAACCATAGAAATTTTAGATGCAGATGATATTCCTCAAAAAATTTCTATGGAAGATTTATATGAACGAATGTAAGTTTTTTGGATTATAAATAATTAAAAAAATGTATTATATTTACTTTCTTAAAGACTTAAATGGAAATGTCAAATATGTTGGACAAACTCAAAATTTAGATGCTAGAAAAAGAGAGCATATGAGAAATAAACCTCCACATATTTTTGAAATAAGTGAGCAGATAGATATTTCAGAAAAAGCAAAAGAAGCAGAAATTTTTTACATAGAAAAATTTGATACTTTTAAAAATGGATGGAATAAATCTACAGGCGGCGAAGGATTTGATAATTATGAAAGGAAGGGAGTTGGTGGGGTAAAAAAAGGTAATATTCCTTGGAACAAAGGAATAAAAAATTGCTTTTCTGAAGAAACTATAGAAAAAATGATTGAATCTAGAAAAGGTAAAGTTTTTACTAGAAAAATTAATGATGAACAAATAAAAGAATTAAGAAAACTATATAATGAAAAACCAGACTTGCAAAATGTTGGTATGATTATGAAAAATGGAAAGGAATTATCATATCTTCAAGCATTTTGTAAGAAATATGCAGAAAACTATAATTTAACGCCACAGGGAATAAAGAGAATTATTTTAAAAGAGTGTTGGGCAAATGTTTAAACTTAATAAAAATATTACAGTAAAAACTCCATCTGGATTTAAATCTTTTTCTGGAATTCAAAAAATATACAAACCTTTTTATCATTGGATAATATTTGATGATGGATCTGAAATAAAATGTTCCAATAATCATTCGTTCGGTAAAGAAAAGATTAAAGCATCAGCAATTAAAGTTGATGATCTTTTACAGGGAAAAAAAGTAGTTTATAATGAAATTGTAGAGGAAGGAATATATCTTTATGATTTACTTGAT